TATGTCAGGGAATGACTATGTTTATCTTGATGATAAGGCTGTAGTTACACAGAGTGTTGTTGATGTGGCTTTAGTTGAGCAAAAAGCTGAGTTTGATAAGCGTACGCAAGAAGCTACGATAGCTCACTTCAAACAGCTATATCTAAAAGTAATAGCAGACAAACTAAAAGAACTAGATTACGATAGTATGGCTACAGTTAAGCTATGGGAAGGTGATGCTACATTTGGTGTAGAAGCTACTAAGATATTAGATTGGTACAAGGCAGTGATTGTTTATAACTATGATTTAATCACATTAGTGGCAGTACCAACAGATGCTGACTACCTTGGAGGAGTCCCTGCCTATGTCTAAGGATTATTGCACAGGATACTTTGAGTATTCATATAGCTGGAAAGGTGAAAAGGTTTACATAGGTGATTGTTGTAAGATACATGATAGTGAATGTAATACTATGAACTTCATTAAGTGCTTATGGAAAAAGAAAATAGTTGGCACGGTATTAATATCAAGTGTAGCTATGTTGGCATGCTTGGTTAGATACTTTAAACTATAAGGATATAAGATGAAAGTAGTAGAAGGTAAGTGTTTTAACTGTGGTACAACGAACAAAGAGTGTGTAGAGCTTAACTTATTATTTATAGTAAAGTACAAGCTATGCCAATCATGTGTGAGTAAAAGCTTTAGAAGTTTTAGTAAGGACAGGTAGTGAAGAACTGGAAATCAACTTTAGCATTCTTCATATTTATAGGTGTGTATGTGTATACAATACTAATACCGTCGTCAGACAGTGTTATAGAGACTAGCGGGCATATAGCTCTACTTAGTTCACTTCTAATGATGCTGAGATCGGAAATGACTACCGAGTTGATTGGTAGACTGTTTGATAATATCAAGATAGGTAAGTAGTAGCTAACTATGATATACTTCGCTACATTATTTAAAGGTATACCATGTTTAGTATAAAGGATTATATAATAGCTACACTAGCTGCAGCTATTATCTCATTACAGCTATTTACTAGTTTAGAGATATCTGGACTGGAGAAGACGTTACTATCGTCTCAGCTAGAGGTAGCAGAGTCTCGTATGGTTAGTAGTACTTATGAGAATATAGTTAAGTCAAACAACACACGTATAGTTGCCCTAGGAGCAATGTTAACCACTAAGCGAGCTGAGCTAGCTAAGTGGGAAGATACCCCCGTAGAGGTTAGATATGAGACTGTGTATAAGCATATAGCTACAGATATTAATATGACAAAGGATGATTGTGAGACAACTAAGAAAGTTATTGATGCTGTTAGGATTACTGATTTTGATGGTATTTAGTGGGTGTAGCCTAGCAGATACTAGAGTGTATGTAGACAGACCTTTTGAAGTAAAGGTAGAAGTACCTTGTGTAGTTCAAGATGTTAAGTGCAATGTTATTGCTGGCGGTAGTGATGGTCAAGTTGTGCTAGGGTTAGCTACTTGTGTTGTAAACCTTAAGCGTGCAGCTAAGGTATGTAGGTGATAGAAGTTATAAAAGGTTGTAGTGGGATAACTGCTATAACATGTGCAGCACGTAGGGCTGCTAAGTGGTTAAGAGTTAATTTACTATTTGAAGATACATTCTGCGAGATGGCTAAGTCACTTAATGATGCCCTTGAAAAGGTGGATAGGTTAGAGGTTTCTCTAGAGAAGATGTCTTTTAGAGAGGGCTTTGGTGATATAGTCAAAGACTATAAGGTTTATGCGGAAGAACAGGCTAAGTTAGCTAAGTTCTACCATATGTCATTAGAAGGGTTAGGAGATGTAATGCCTGATATGGTGTGGATGAAGTGGGCTGATGGTAAGTATGGGTATGCTAATAAGGCTATCAAGGATGGACTGTTATTCTGTGGCGATCCTATTGGTAGAGATGATAATGATATAGGGTCTTGTGCTGTAGGGATGTTTGGTAAAGATAGTCATAACTTTGGTAGTTACTGTACCGGCAGTGATGATATAGTTATTGACAACGGTCATAGACAGAGATTTATAGAGTATGGTATGAGTGGTGGTAAGCCTCTAGTGTTAGAGGTGTTTAAGAATGTTATCAGAGAAGACATCACTGGTAAGATAGTTGGTACTGTAGGTGTGGGTAGAGATATCACAGATAATATATTTACTATGTTAGAGATGGATGCAGTAGGAGACGATAGTGCTTTGAAGGATTACTTCCGCAAGTACTTATACGAGAATGATACTATGCCTGAGAGTTTGGTAGATTTCTACATTAACAATAAGGATAGCTATGCCACAGGAAACTAATTTGGACCAACTGAAAGAGTTCTTCACATTTAGACTTACAACTCAGGATAGGGAGATTAAGGATATCAAAGATGACCTTAAGACTGTTAGAGATGATCTAACATCTATTCAGATCAGTATACCTGTAATCACAGAGAGTATTAAAACTAAGGTTGGTGTTATGTGGAAAGTAATGGGAGCATTTATGCTTATTATATTAACTGCTACGGCAACTCAGATAGGGATTAAGTAATGTATATTAGTAAACATTTCTGTATAGAAGAGTTAGTACCTAAAGAGATGTTTGATAATGTCCATGAAGATGTGTTGTGGAGGATGTTTACTCCTGGGATACTCAAGACATTAGATGCAATTAAGGATGCCTTCCCTAAAGGCTCAATGAGTGTTAACACTTGGAAGTGGGGTGGAGATCGTAACTGGTCTGGCCTTAGAACTAGAGATAGTAAATGGTACAGTGAAGGTTCTCGGCATAGTTGTGGTGATGCCTTTGACTGTGTGTTTAGTGAGTACACTGCTGAAGAGGCTAGGAGTTATATACTTAGTCATCAGGGAGAGTTTCCTGATCTGACCAGAGTTGAAGGAAAAGTATCATGGTTGCACGCAGACTGCAAGCCTACAGGCCTTGATAAGATCTACGTATTCAATGTGTAGTATTGACATTAACTAGATAGTTATGTATAATTCAAAGATAAAATAAAGGAACAAATATGGCTGAGAATATTTATGATGATGAGTCTCCTAAGAAGAAAACTAAGCTACAGAGTGGGTGGAAGAATGCCCCCTCGAGAGCTGACTTAGAGGCTGACTTAACTTCAGCAGAAAGTTCTCAAGAAGAGTTTAGAGCTAAACTACTAGGATGGGAAGAGACTCGTGATGGAGGCCCTGCTATCAATGCAGGCCTTGGCAAGTCTGCTGCTAGACCTAAGGTTGTGCGTAAGAACAACGAGTGGAAGTACCCTGCGTTAGAAGATCCCCTACTAAGTACTACAAGTTTATTCAAGGTTGTAGGTACAACAGGTATGGATGTTGAAGCAGCTAAGCAGAATGGCCGTATACTTAACTATCAGTGGAATACTAAGGTTAAGAAAGCTAAACTAGTTGGTGAGATAGTTAGAACTGTTGTAGATGAAGGTACAGTTATTGTTAAGACCGGTTGGGACTTTGCTTCAGTTATGAAGGAAGTAGAAGAAGAGCGTCCAGTATTTGCTAGCCCAGAAGATTCTGTGGCGTTGATGCGTAGACTAGTAGATGCTGGCAAGATGCCTCCAGAGCAAGCACAGGCTATGTTGGAGACTGGTGAGCCAATCCAGACCGGTGTTGAGATGGTTATGGTTGAGAGAGAGGTTATTACTAAGAACCAGCCTTCTTATGAAGTTTGTATTAACGCTAACGTAACTATAGACCCTACTTGCGAGGGTATTATAGAGGATGCATTATTTGTAATCCATGAGTATGATACATCTTATGCTGACCTAAAGAGCGAAGAGTATAGTAAAGACGAGGATGGGGAAGAGTGGGGTGTTTACCATAATATTGAGAGCCTTAACTTTGAATCTGATGAGACATCTGATGAACATAGGTCTGATGAGAGTAACAGCTTTGAGTTCAAGGACAAGGCTCGTAAGAGACTTAGAGCTTATGAGTACTGGGGTTACTGGGATATACAAGGCGATGGTAATTTAGTTAGTATTGTAGCTACTTGGATTGGTAAGACTTTAATTAGACTTGAAGAGAACCCATTCCCTCACGGTAGAATACCTTTTAGTGTTGCTACATATATGCCTGTTAAGAAGAGTGTCCATGGTGAGCCTGATGCAGAGTTACTTAAAGAAAATCAAGATTCTATAGGTAAGATGACTAGAGCTATCCATGATATTACAGCTAAGCAAGCGGTAGGGCAAGAGTTTATAGATGAGAACTTCTTCCCAAGTCCTTCACAGAAGAATAGCTATGAGAAGGGTAATACAGTTTACTACCGTTCACAGATGGATCCTAAGAGAGCTATCTATAGACAAGATGTTCAGCAAGTAGGTAGTACACCATTTGATGTAATCAACTGGCAAGCTACTGATGCTAGTGAGCTTACTGGTACACGTCCATTTGGAGGCCCAGGAGGCGCTAAGATGGGCGGAGGTAGTGATGTTAAGAACTCTATGGATGCGACTGCTAAGAGAGAGCTGAGTATACTTAGACGCCTTAGTGCGTTACTGTTTGTAGATATGGCTCGTATGACTATAGCTATGAACCAAGTGTTTCTGTCTGAAGAAGAAGTAGTTAGGATTACTGATAAAGAGTATGTGACTATTAAGAGAGATGACTTAGAAGGTAACTTTGACCTAACTGTTGAGGTATCTACCCCTGAGAAGGATGAGGACCAGGCTACTAAGATTATGAAGTTGATGCAAACTAACAGTGCGTCTATGGCTCCAGATATAGCTAAGATGCATTATGTGCAGCTAGCTGAGTTGTGGAAACTAGATAGCCTTGCAGAAAGTGTATCTAACTTTGAGCCTCAGCCAGATCCTGCACAGCAGGAGCTGATGGCACTTCAGATTGAAGAGCAGAAGCTTAAGAATGCGTTAGCACAGAAACAGCTTGAAGATTACGACTCTAAGATATTCGAGAGACTTTCTAGAACTTCTGAGAATGAGAATGGTGATGCTAAGCTTAAGGCTGCAAAAGCTGAACAAGCTCTTGCTACTGCCCTTAAGATTGAATCTGAAACAGACCTACTCGATATTGCTGCAGTACGCATTATGCAAGGTACTGAGCGTAATGAGCAAGTTGAGGATTTACAATACAAGGCTGATGTAGCCTCAGCAGCTTCTACACAAAAGACCAGAGAACAAGAAGAGCTCTCCTACTTAGATGCTTCTTTAGCCAGAATGGGCTCTAAGCAAGTGTCAGAGATATAATACTAAAACTAAAAGGAAACTAAATGAACCCAGATGAGCAACAAGGACTAGGCCAACCAACAGCACCGGCTGTTGCACCCAACCCATATATACGAGAGAGACACCCAGCATTACAAGAAGCTGATGCTAGAAAGGCAGCACAAGGTGCACAAGCACAAGCAGCAGTTGCTAATAGAGAGTCACAGATAGCACAGGCTGGTGCACAAGCTGGTAGAGAGCAAGGGATGGCTGAAGCTACAGAGGGGTTAGCTCAGAGAGGGTTACAAGCTCAACAGCAAGAGCAGCAAGAAGGGATGAGAATCCAGACTGAGCAAGTAGCTGATGGTATTATTCAAGGTCAGATTGGTCAAGAGCAATTACAATCTATGGTTCAAAATGGGCAGATGGATCCTCAGGTAGCTCAAGCAGCTATGCAGATGGCACAGCAGTTTATGCAGCAAGATCAAGCACAGCTAGAACAATCCCAAGGACTGGGAGGATATGACCTAAATTAAGTTTGGATTAAGTTACACTAATGTATACTCACGCCAGTTAAGAGTTACTACATAATAACTTATGTAGGTAGGGATTGACCTAGACTTTCCCTTCAACGAGCCAACAACTGATGCTCTAAAAAGCTGCATACCAGGCAATGCTGTAAAGCAACCTAAAGGACTACGATGGGCGATACGCTTATACTGAATGAAACACTGAAAGCTATAGATAGCTACATTGCTGTACAGCAACAAGCTATTGAGCGAGGTAAGGACTTAGAAGCCTTAAGGAAAGACCCTAAATTTCAACGAGTTATTATGGCTGGTTATATAGAGTCATTAGAAGCTAAGTTGTTTAAAATACTAACAGATCCTATTAGGTCATCTGATTACACAGACAAAGAGATACATTTGGAGTTAGCTTGTATAAGCCACTTTAAAGCGTATATTGGAACTCCTGGGTATAAGGGTACTATAGAGGTAGAGGCGGGGCAAGCTCCATTCAATATAGAGAATGAAGAACTTGAACGTGTTAGTGTTACTAAGCAATATGCTGAAGATGAGGAATAATTATGTCAGAAGAAATTAAGAGAGAAGCAGAAGAAGAAGTAGAGTTTACAGAGGATCTGTTTGCTTCTATGTTAGACGGGTCTTTTCGTGATGAAAGTGTTGATGAAGATGCAGAAGATACTGCAGACGAAGACAACGATGACGAAGAACAAGAAGAAGAAGAGGACACAGACCAAGAAGAAGAGTCTGCGGATGATGATACCCTTGATGAAGATAGCGACGGCGATCTTGACGAGGATTCAGAAGACGAAGAGGACGATGAGGAAGAAGACACTCTAGTAGAGGACGATAGTTCAGATGATGAAGACGGTGAGGACGAACCCACTGATGAGGAATCAGAAGAAGACACAGACACAGAAGAGCCGATCGACGGTGAAGCTCCAGACACTGATGTAATCGACTATAAGGCTTTCTATGAATCTGTAGTTAATACAGAGTTCGTTGTTAATGGTAAGAAGACTAAGGGCTTCGCAGATCCTCAGAAGATTATTCAGTCACAACAGATGGCTGGTGGTTTCTCTGAGAAGATGGCAGGCTTTAAGCAGTATCGTCCTTTTATGGCCCCTCTTAAAGAGAGAGGTATGTTAGACGATCAGTCTAAGTTTGACTTAGCTATGAATATTCTAGATGGAGATAAGGAGGCTATTAAGTCTCATCTCCAGTCTTTGAATATTGATCCACTTGATTTAGATATGGATGTGATTGAGTATAGTGGTAAACGTAATGTTGCCAGTGACGAATCAATGGTAATCGAAGATACAATGGAACGAGCTAAAGCAGCTGGTATTGAAGATCGTGTTAGGCAAGTTATAGGCAATGAATGGGACCCTGCAAGTTTCCAAGAGTTTGTCTCTAATGATGCTGTTCGTAATGACTTGTTACAGCACATGGAGAGTGGAGTCTATGATAGAGTCCAGGACAAGATGAGTGAGATGAGTAGATCAGATTACAATGGTACTTATGGGTCTAAGACGACTATAAACAAGTATCGTGCAGCTGTGGCAGAGTTACAGAGGGAAGCACCAGTTGCCTCTCCTAAAGCTCCTGTAGAAGCTGCGGTGGTTAAAGCTCCTGTAGTTAAGAAGCCAACTGTCCAGTCTGAGAAGGCTAAGATAGTTAAGGCTAGGGAAGAAGATGCTTATAAAGCTGAATTGACTAAGCGTGAAGCTAAGGTTAGTCAGCAGCGTAAGAAGGCTGCATCAATGAGTAAGAAGAAAGCTAAGGCAAAGCCTGCAGCTAGGTTCGATCCATTGGCAGTAGAGGGTGAAGACTTAGATGAACTAATGAACTTCCTAGTATCAAGCGGTAGAGGGTAACCCCTTCTACTCTTTAAACAATAAACAATAAACTTAAAGGTTTTACAAAATGGCTACAACTTCTAAATTCAACACTGGTAAGTTAACAACTACTGGTATCGACGAACAATATAATGACAAATTCTGGTCAAAGGGTGCTATTCGTGAAGCAGCTAAGAAAAGAACTTTTACACAACTTGGTGATCGTTTAACTCAACCTAAGCACTTTGGTGATGAGATTGTTAAAGAGCGTCAGTTCCCAATCCTTCACGAACTTAACCGCCTTGATGGTGGTATTGATGCTACTGCTGCAACTGTTGTTGCTCAGGTTCTTTATGTGTATAACGCTTCTAGTGCTCTTATCGCTACTGTTGAAGTACGTGAGTACGCTTCTCAAGCTGCTGCTGTAACTGCTGCTGAGGCTGTTGTTGGTTATGCTTCTTACAAGTATGGTACTGGTAAGATTTATGGTGGTGACGCTGATTACTCTGTAGTATCTGGTTCTTTCCCAACATTAACTGAAGAGGGTGGTAACGTTAACGCGGTTAACACTAAATCTGTTACTGTACGTGGTAGTGTTGCTGAGTTCGGTCTTCACCTTAAGTTTACTCAGAAATCTATTGATATGGATTCTAGAGTTGGTGTTCTTGCTGGTAAGACTATGGCACTTGGTGAAGCTAAGGGTGAGTTATACGAGGCACAAGTTCAATCTGCACTTCTTGCTGAAGCTGCTGTAAACAGAACTTTCGCTGGTGTTGTTGCTACTTCACTTCTTACTTGTAACAGAGCTGCTGAATTAACTTTCGCTGACTTACGTCTTATGGAAGGTGAACTTAAGAGATTACTAGTTCCTACGGATACTAAGATCATCACAGGTTCTAACAAGATTGATACTAAGGTTGTTGGTAAAGCTTACTATGTTTACGTAGGTCAAGAGTTAACTCCAATGTTAGAAGACATGCAACACAATGGTGTTAATGTTTGGGCTCCAATTGAGTCTTATGCTGATGCTGGTACTGTTGCTGATGGAGAGATCGGTAAGATTGGTCGTTTCCGTTTCATCGAAGTTGCTAACATGCAAAAGTACCGTGGTGTTGGCGCGGTTGATGGTATAGCTGACTCTACTGATGATACTGCTGGTTACCACTCTTCTTTCCAAGCTGGGTCTACTACTGTTGATGCGTTTGACGTATTCCCAGTGTTATTCGTTGGTTCTGATTCTTTCGCAACTGTTGGTTTCGAAGGTGATTCATCTGCGATCAAAACTGCAATGCCTAAGGCTGATGCACATAACGATCC